CTACCGTTAGGTCATAAGCCGGGTATTCGCCGGTACCCATTACGGCAATGGTGGGCCGGCCGTCGGTAACGGCAATGTTAGCCGCCAAAAGCTTTGCGGCCATGTTCATTAGCGAGCGTTGGGCGTCAAGGTTGCCGGGGCCGAGCGTCAAAAGGCGCACCGGGTACGTAATTTGCACAATGTTGTAGTTAATAGCCCGAAAGCTAGGCGCCTCGATAAATGCGCATGGCGGCACAATGTTGCGCGGGTCGTTAGCTACTTGTAAGCCGGTAATGCTTTGTAGCTTGGCCGTTAGATCGTCCAAGGCCTCGTTAAATAAATCGGTGTAATTAACAACGCCCATCAGTAAATTTGCGCCCGGTCAATGCCCAATAGCTGCTTAATCATTGGGCTAATTCCAACGCTATTGCCAGCCGTCATGCCGTCAAACCCTGCAAAATCCGTGATGCTGCCACGCTGACGGTACAAAAAGCCACCGTAGGCGATTGTGCCGAGCGTTACGGCCCCGTTGGGGCTGGTGCTTGGGTTATCCCGGTAGCCGTTTTCGGCGCGACGCCTAAACGCGAAAGCGTTGGCCGCTGCCGCGCATTGCGTCAAAAATGCCTGATCGAGCGCCGACGCCGTGCCAATACCGAGCCAATCCTCAATTTGGGTAGCTGTAACCCATGTGCAAGCGCCGGTAGCAAACGTAAACGTGCCGGTTGCGGCTGTGCGTTGTACGTCGCTGCCGGTGCAAGCAAATAACACTTGGTTTTGTATTTCTATTTCATAGTTAAAAAGTAGGTCGCCCTCGTCATCGACGCCCAAAAACAAGTAGTTGGGCAGCGCGTAAACGGTGAATGTGCCGTTAAACGGGGCGCCGACGCCCGCGACCGTGAAGCTATCGCCCACGGCCAACGGGTCAGCGTTTGTAAGCAACCCAACAACCGCGTAGTTGTTGAGTAGCTGCTTTTGAGTGATTTGGGCAACCGCCATGGCGGGTTTACCGCCTTTCGGTCAGACGAACTTAACGAACTTGGTGGCGTCAGCCATGAAAGCTGCAGCGTAGCCTCGCCATGCAATCGTTCGCGCCAACTTGCTTGGCTCGTCAATGCTCACGGCACCCTTAGGGGTTTCATAGAACTCGAAACCAGCGGCGGGGCCGGCTGCGTGGCCCATGAACGAGCCGGGCGCGTGCTTGTCCACGACCAGTACAAGACCAAGCGGGTTGCCGTTCCATGACGTAGCAGCCGACGTACCGGCGGCGTTTTGTCCGTTAAGGCCGGGCGCGCCCACGAATGGGAATACCGGGCGGTTCTGATCGTCTGTGGACGACGCCAAAGCGGCCCAACTTGCCGGCGTAACGAACATATGGGTTGGCAAGTAGTTAGACGATGCCGAAATTTGGCGGGCGCCGTCATAGATTGCCGCAACCCAGTCAGCACCAACGGACGTGTCAGCAACCGACGCGGTTTGCGTAATTGCTGCGTGGCACGTGTCAATCGCGTAGTTGTCGGTGGCCTGTCCGTAGGCGATGGCCAGCTGCTCGAGAACGATGTTGAGCGACGCCGGGTCAGTCCAATCCAAATCCTGCTCGGACATGGTCACGTAGGTACCAAACGTCTTTTTGGAAATGTCATTATTAGAAATAACAACGGTGGACGGGTCAAGCGTCGTGTTCTGTCCGGTGGGCTGTTCGGTGACAACCGGCCGCGTAGTGATAACCGGACGACGGAACGTTGCGCCCATCTGTGGCATTGCGCGCGTACCGATTGCAGACACAAAAGGCCTGATCGGGTTAAGCGAGTCATAAACGGGGGTCACAATCACTTCGGGCAAAATGCCGGGCGTATCGCCGGTAACGACGTTTGGCGCTGCTGCCTTAATGTTGGCGTTGAGCTGCGCGAAATCGTGGCCACCGCGGAAGTATGCGGCCATGTATTCGGAAACCGACGGCAACGCAAAGTTACGCGGCTGTGCGTAAACGGTCGTGGTGATCGGCTGCGCCTCGATAACGGCGGGCTGCTCGGTGTGCTGTTCCATTGGGGTTGTCTCCTCGCTTGGGTTCTCTTGCTCATTATTGCTTACTTCGGGTTCGTTTTGTGGGATAGTCGCGGCGACGCGCTCGACGACGGCACCGGGTACCGCACCGAACGGCACAAGGCTTAGTTCCTGCCACTCGGCTGCTTCGATAACCATTACGTCACCGTCATAGCTAAACCGGGTTGGGTTTACGCCGACGCTTACCGCGTCTAGTACGCCGTCGGCGGCCAGCGTCAAGGCTTCGTTGCCTAGTGCGGTTTCGCTAATGCGCGCCTCAAATAGCACGCTGTCGCCGACTTCTACGCGGCTTTCGACCACGCCCACGGGCTTGCTGGCGTCGTGGTACAAATACATTTTTGGCTTTTTGCCGGCCAATGGCAGGCTGCCCGGGGCAAAACGCACTTTTTGGCCATCAGATACGGTGGCGTCTACGTCGTATTTAACCGCTACGCCGGCCAGCGTACGGCGTGGCAGCTCGCCCGCTGGCGCGGCGTCAAGGGTCAATTCCTGCGGGGTTAGATAAATCATTGGTTGTTTCTCCTCATGTCTGCCGGTTCCTCAATGTCAATTTCGGTTTCGGGTTCCTCGAGATACATACCCTCTAGGTACTCGTCCACGTCAAACTCGACATAGGTGCCGCGGGGTAACACATTGTCGCCGCTAAGGGTTTGCGCAATGCAATCCGCGTACGCTTTCACGCCAAACGTGTAAAGATCGTGGCGGGCTTGTTCGCTGCTTTGGTAGCTGTACGCGCCGGTGCTGACGCCAACCAAGTACGGTGGCACGTTTGCAAGGCGGGCCATTTCGAGCGCCTGAAATGTTGCAGCTTCGATTAAAAGCATTTTGTCCGGGGTTGCGTCGTTAATGATTACTTCCGTGTGTTCGTTTACCATGCAGGTAGCGTCGTTGCGTCGGTGCGCGTCAAACGCGGCGGCCATGTCTGCCATTTCCTCAGCGCTAAGCGGCTCGCCTGATTTTTGGCGCAAAATCGTTGCTGGCTGGCTGCTGGTGGCGTTGCGGTTGCGTGCTTGCTCGAGCTTTAGCGCGGTCATTACCGCGGTTGGGCTGGTTGTGTTGAGGCCTTGTATTGGGCTAATGAATTGCACAACGTCGCGGTAGTCGATTGGCAGCCCGTTAAACAAAAGTTGTTTCGACGGCGCAAAATAAATTGGGCCTTGTTGATCTTGACTGTTCACCATTGAGGACGGAAGCCTCGTAAAGCCGCTTGGAAAGCCGTCGGCCGTGCGCTCGGTGATAAACAAAAAAGCTCGCTGCGTAAAAAACAAATCATCAAACAACCACGCAAAAAGTGTGGTATTAGGTAGCGACTTGTCGAGGCGACGCAACCACGAGCGCGGCGCCTCGGGTACTTTCTCCATTTCGTCGCCGTTCCACATTTCTTTATACATTTTCAGCGGCATACAACTAATGACGCTTGCCAACAAATCACGCGCACGCGAGACCGTTGGGATGGCCATCAAACGCGCTCTCAAATCGCCCTGTAGGTAGCTGTAATACTGGCCCACCTGCCCGGCGCCGGTGTTAGTTGTCCAGCCTTGGCTAATAGCCGCTTTTACTGCGGTTGGGTTTTCGTCCTTGCGGCCAAATAATGCCATGCGTGTAGTTAATCACACTTTGTGTGGTTTTGGTGGCAACCGGCCCGCGATCAAATCCCGACGAAAGGCCACGAGCCGGCGCCGTCGATAGGTTAGCGAAATGCGCCACCTAATGTCGGTTTGCCTACCAATGTTGGTTTGCTTGCTAACGCGGTTGCCCAAATCATGCACCGGCACGCTTCGATTGGCCCGGGGCTGCGTGTGCTGCTTACCGCTATCGCGCCTTGGTGCTTTACCAATACGGCGCGCTCTACTTGCTGGCTAAGGGTTTGTTGCCCGTTATGCGTCAGCCGGTTTTCGGTAATCATGGCGCGTACGGTTGCCGTCCACTTAAGTAGCTCTTTGTACCCGACGATTACGCGACGGTTTTCTAGGTGCGGCGGCGTGTGAATGTCTAAGCCCGGGGTTATTGCTAGGCGTAGTGTTGGCTGTTCGCGTGTGATCGTTTCGACTAGCCGCCATAGTTCGGCCATGCTGTCGGCCACAAATTCGAGCTTTACCGCGGTTTTTTCGCCGTTTAGGACAGCTCTAACGCCGGTGTAGCGGCTTTCGTCGAGGCTGCTTTCGATAGCTAGCACGCCACCGGGCGGCGGCTCGACGTCGGTTTTTAGCGCGTCAAAAATGCCGGGCTCTAGCCAGCCTTGGCTAGTGGCTTGCCAAAGGTTTACCGAGGCGCGCAAGAAAGCTGCCCGGTTTGGTGATTGGGCTTCGGCCTGCAATACGTCTAAATCGAGGGTATGCCCTAAAGCGGGGTTCGCGTATGCCCACGCTTCGGGAATCATTGGGTCTATGGCTGGCGGGCTGTATTCCGCAAAATAAAGCGGGCCGGGTTCGCCGCTGTCTATTTGCCGTAGGCCTTGATCACGCCATCTAAGCATTGCGTGGCTTTCTTGCGTGCCGGCCGTGGACGTCATCAAAAACATAGGGTTTTTCTTGGCTCGCTGACTAGGCAAAAGGCCGTCGTCTATGGCGGCTTCGCTAATCTGCCAAATCTCATCAGCAATAATTAGCGAGGCGCTGAAGCCGTGGCCGGCGTTAGGCGTAGCTGCCCGGGCATACCAAACGCTGCCGTCCGGCATAGTTACCTTAGATCGGCCGTACGACCACGACGGTTTAGCCCCAAAGTGCGTTTCGAGGATAGGCGCCAAATAACCAAAAAACGATTGGGCCAAGCTCAAATCGTGCGCAACGGTAATAACGGTTTGCGGCTCGCCGCGGGCTGCGCCCTGCGTAGTAAGCCACCAACCCAAAAACGCAGCGTTAAGCGTACTTTTGCCATTTTGTCTCGCGACCGATAGGTAAGCCTGCCGATGCAACCACTTACCCGTTTCGTCATGCGCCGTAATGCCCGCCAAAACGTGCAGCTGCCAAGGCATAAGCGTTACCCGCAAAACCTTTTCCGCAAACTCAGCAACATTACCTACATAATTTTCACAACCACGGTGCGTGGTCGTTTCTAGTCTCGGCCAATCCCGGCCGGTTGCCGCCGGTTCGAGCTGGTCGCCGCCAATCCCTTTATTTACTTGGTGATAGATAGAAAATGTATCT